AATTCCTGGTAAGATTTTCTCTTCCCAAAGCTCAATGTTGTCTCGCCATTGCTTATAATAACCGATTTTAGTACCATCCGGTAATTGATACGTGCTACCGGTTTGAACAATCACTCCATGGTTAACTGCTACATCTTTTAATCCGGAATACTTGTCTAAACCGGTTTTGAAGTTCAAGTACATTTCGCATTCAAGGAATGGAGGTACAAATCTGTTCTTCACAGTCAATGCACGTAGTGTTGTACCGCTGTAGTTTTTGGCTTCAGCTAAAATTTGATCTGATTCGTTGGTTTTATCATGACGTTCATCACGTTTGGCTAGTTGTACTAACACACTCGCCAGATACACCGGACCTTTACCACCACTCTGATGTTTAACCAATGATGGGTACAGTGCGGCGGGGTCATCATACGTATGATTACTGAAAATTATGGTAGTGTCTGCTTCAGCAGCTTTGAAAGTCAATGTTCTCATCATGCTTTTGAGACCTTTGGCCCTAGTACCCATGTCAGCTGCAAATTTATTCTTTTCAATGTCATCAATTTCTTTTTGACTACATAAATTACCTAGACTATCTATACTGATGATGAATTTACCATGTTGTTTTTTCTCAATTATACTGTCTAAGAACTTTACCAGTGTGTTCCTCGTTTCTTCTACTGTTTGAACCGGTACATATTTAACTTTTGCAGGGTCTAACCCCACCCCAGTAACAGAAGCTTCATCAACTGCGGCTTCTGTATCAAAAATGACGGGAATTATTCCTTGTTTTTGTGCATTTGCTAAAATTTTGTTAATAATGTATGTTTTTCCAGCCATACTAGGACCGGCAAAACCAGTAATTCTACCAGAAGGGACCCCTTTGTATAAACTTCCGCTAATCACACTGTTGAGTACCAAGCAGCCGGTGTCATGCCAATTAGATACATTACTCAAGCTACCTTCATCTAGGAAGGAGGATAATGGGTTTAGTTTGTCTAGAGTTTCTAATGCTTTCAGTGCATCAGAATCAATCTCTAAGCTATCTGATTCACTTTTCTTCTTGGCCATCGTCAAACAACTTCACTTCCTTAGCAGGTTTGATATCCTCAACCGGTGGGGGATTTGTGTTTGCTTCTTTTGTCATCATTTTTTCATATTGATCATACAATCGCTCATCAAGACCAAATTCTTCTGAGATCGCGATTGATGTCTTGTCAAATGTCCATGCAATTCCTTCTGCACGTTTCGATTCAACAACAAACTCTCTAAAGAAAAAGGGAATCAACTGTACTGCTAGTTGACCAGTTTGTTGATTTGGTTGAATGAATAGGGTCGCAGGATTTTTTAATGACATTGTCTTTGTAGACTCCTTGTCAAACTCTCCAACAATGGTGCGCCCGGCGGCATCGACTACTACACGTAAGTTTAATTTCATATATATAATGATATATTATTTACTGCATGAAATCAACGGATTTTTTACATAAAAAGTAAATCGTTATATTTTTCAAAAATATAATTTTCCGGTATAATATAATCTTTATAGCTATTAAAATTTTTCTCAATACTTTTGTTCATTTTTTTGTAGACTTGATCAGATATTTTTTGTAATATTTGCTTGAGTTCATTAATGTTGTTAAACATAATGATACCATCCCTATCAAAAAAATTAGTTATTTTTGAAGTACCGTAATATATAGGTACGGTTTTAGTTGCAAAACAATCGATAATTTTTTCTGTAAAATATGTATCTTGAATTGAATTTTCTATAACAATTGAAAACTTATATTTCTGTAGACCGGCTTGTTTGTCTTTAAATGGTTTGTAACCGTTACCAATCACATCTATATCTGGGTTGTTAACCATATCTAATTCTTTAATTGCTTGATGTCTCAATTGATGCCCAGTAGTTAATTTTTTATCCGAGGCTATTATAGATACATGACCGGTCTTTTTAGTATCTTTAAATGATATGTTGGAGGTTATCCAGCAACAACCATATGGGTAAAATAAAAAATTAGGTCCCATTTTCAATAGTTTATCATCATATGTTAAAATATAACGAAACTTATTATAATGTTCTTCAATATAACTATATATGTGTGGTGAGATTGCCCTAGGTTCTAGTAACCATGCTACTTTTTGTTGTCTAGTTTTTAAATTGTCGACAGTAGGTATAGCTAGATCTGTTAAGAAAATACTTTTGCTTCCAGAGTTAAGTGTTGGATTCCATTTCAGGTATGCTGGTTGTTGAAACCGGCAGACACTTTGATCATAACTAATAAAATTTTTATCGATTATATCAACTTTCAATTTTAGTTTTTTACCTGGTGATGTTTGCCGGGATTTTACATAGTTGATTGTTAGTAAATTATAGGCCGGTCTAGTATGTATGTATTGTGTTTTAGATATTATGGGTTCTACGGTTCTATTACTACTATCTATTTTTATAATTTTTGATTTAAAGTTTGTTAGTTTAACTTCATCATATAATCTTAATAGACTATAATGATCACCTTCCGTTTTTGTGACTTTACACCTATACTTCCATTTTTCTAAAAATTTTATTGATTTCGCGGAATAATTAAAATATAGATAATGTACATGAAAGATCGGGTTCCAGCCCGGTTGATGCCGGTCTTTGAATTTTGTATCAAATGTTGAGATAAAATCATGACCTGATAACTGGTGTAGTTTTATATCATTTTTAAGCTTGTCGGGTGATAATATTTTTGTATCTACATCTAGCCATAGTACAGAACATTTAAATTTTTGTATACATTCATGTATATATTCCGGTTTATATTTAGTTATGGTATCGTATCGGTTCATACTAACCGGTGGTTTTACAATATTATACTGAATATTGTTATAGTCAAAAACGGTTTTCATTCTCATCGCACAGGATGAATAAAATGTATCCTTCCGAGCTTCGTCTGTGTAGAAGCTTATAACTTTACAATTCATTTGCTAACCTAATAGTTCAAATAAATCAGTTTGAACAGCCATACCAGGTTTTTTAGCTTTCCATTTCACACACTCATAAAACCTCTCAATAATACTGAACACAATCTTATCAAACATTAACTCTCTATCAATCTTGAAGATGTCTTTAAATTCGTCTGGTAAGAAATACTTATAACCTATTGCATTTGCCCCGTATCTGTTAGGTTGCTGTACATAAAAATATCGAACTTTGTCACCATTTGATATTGGTTCATATGTATTTTCTAAACCTAGTTTTTCAATTATTTTATTATAAAAATAGCTAGCTTTTACATGTATTGGCATGCCTTTGCACGTGTTAAAATCGGTACATTTGCTTGCATACTTATCATATTCTTTGCACCCCATCACGAAAGCAACATCTTCTATTGGTAGTTCTTTAAAAATATCATATGTTTCATTTAGTATTTTATTTGTATCCCCTAAGTTTTGGGTGCTTAACATCGTCTCGATGATCTTTTTTACATATGGTTTTACAGGCTCCGGCATGCTTGTTCTGACTACTTCAACACCAGTATATTTATATTTATTCACCGGGATTCCCTCGTCATCCATCACGTGTAAGACATATCGTTTCTTTTGTAAGAACATTCCTGTATCTGCAATACATTCGCGCTTGAATACAAAACGCGGGTCCTTACTGTTTAGATTACCTTGCGCCCATTTAGTTATTTCATTATTTAAATCATCTTCAATATCTTGAGCGATAGCGTATGTTGAGTCTGATACTTTATCACCATCTCTCAGTGAGATATTTTCATGTGTTAGTATAGGGTTTATGCTTATATAACTTGAATCAGTATCGTTATATTTGATAACTTGCTCCATTGGTATCTCTTTACCGATACGTTTTTGAGTATAATTATGTAGTATTTTGTTAGACTGTTTGATTACAGCTTGACCGGTTAGTGTTATGCTCCTAGCTATATCAGAATCACCTAGCGGGGCGTATTTATTGCCAAAATAACCATATATACTGTTGATCAAAATTTTAACAGTGTATTGTTTTACCCACCATGTCTCTGATAATATCTTCTTCTTCTTGTAATCTGGATCATCAGATTTCATTTTAGAGAGCTCGCGCCTGCATTTATCCATCTCTTTTTTGAAGACGACACGTTGAGAGTATAGCTTATCGACAATTTTAGGTATTATACCTTTTGTTTTTTGAGTGAAAAGTGCTTTTGCTTTGGTTATCGCAATCTCTTCCTTCTTGACGAACTTAGCAAATTTTTCATGTGATAGTTTGAATGTTTTTCCATTTACATGTTTTATAACAACATTTTCTTCATCCTTTTCAACTACAGTACCCACTTTTGTTTCTGGTGATAGGTTCAAACTGATCATCACACTAGGGTACAGACTGTTAGCATCAAAGCTCAATATATCAGTTTGAAAACCTCGTTCTGGTTCTCCAACATATGCACCTTCATATTTACCATCCTTGCTTGAGTCTTTGACAAATGTTGGTATCACAAGGCCTTCGTTTCTAGCTTGAATGACTGATGCACCGGTGATTACAGTCAATGTACCCATTGCACTTTCTAGAGGTGCTAAACCTACATATGCTAACATTCTTAATAGTTTTAAATATTGAAGCTTGTCTTCCATTCTAACTAGAAGATTTACGTCTTGTATGTTGTAGTCTACGAAGGTTTTCCAATCTTGCTCGGATAGTGTTGCTAGATTAATATTACCAAAGTCGATTTTTTTATCACCCAACTCAAATTGAGCTATTGTATCAAGTTTGTAGTTCTCACGAAGACCCATGCTGAATTTTTTATAAATGTCGAGATAATCAATACATGATATACCTTTGATATACCATCTGAACTGCCTTCTACCGAATTGACCGGAGATTTCTCTACAATAAACATCTCCTATGGGGCTCAGTTGCTTGTACACGTCTTCGTCGAGAATACGACCCATTCTGGTTATAATGTACGGCATGTCAAATAGTTCACTATTCCAACCTGTTATTATGTCCGGATAATCTGCTTTGACATACTCAATAAACCTGGTCAGCATTTCCGTTTCAGTCTTGCAGTGATAATATATTATATCATTTTTATTGATATCTGCATTGTTTGTTTTTATATCAGTATGTTCCCAGGGTTTAGTACCCCATGAATAGAATTTCTTACGTATAGTATCGTATATAGTTATAACGTTTATCGGATGTGTTGGATTCTCTACATCTGGAAATGTATCTGGACTATACGTTTCGATGTCTATGAATAGTATTTTTAATTCATTTTCTGTAAATTCCGGAGTTTCATTTTTATCCCAAAATTGGTCAATTAAAAATTGTTGCTCACATGGTATATTTTCAAACACTCTCTTAACGCCACAGTCTTTGACAAATTTATAACGGTCATAATTTGTCCTAAACTTACGTTTTTTTACATTGGTATTGAAGATACTCAATCCATCACTCTTACCAGAGGATTCATAATATACATATGGATTGAATGACATGTCATAATTGACACGATTACCACTCTTGTCCCATGTAAATAATTTACAAACCTCGTTCTTTGCGTCGTATATTACATTTCTATACACATATATAGTGTATGAAATTTTTAGTTATTTTTCAAGCTATTTTTTAAACGTTTCAACCTGTTTGGAGAATGATGTAATAATGTCTCCCAAGACCTTACCCACTTGGGCTGGTTGTAAGTTGCTCGACATTAAATTATCAATTTCTGCTACAAGCGCATCACATAATGATACAAGATCTGTTAGTCCAGATTCTGGTGTTTCTTTTGATACGGTCTTTTTTTTGGTTGTTTTTGTGGCCATACACTTATTTACTATTTATATAAATTAATCAACCTACCGATTTTCATTACCATATTCATACATGTACATGTTTTTATATTTGTTTAAGTTCGAATCGTTTTCTAGCCACATTGTTTCAGCTTTGGCTCTAGCTTGTAAGCTAGTTTTTATATAATATTTTTTATCATCGAATAATTTGTCTAGATGGTATATCATTTGTTCACCGGTGTCAAATCTCAAAGGTGCATCAGAATATGTACACAAATCTTGACATATACATGGTAAACCTAAAGCGCTAGCTTCAATATATTTTAGATTACTTTTTGATTTATTAAATTTATTATCCGCTAATGGGGCTATCATAGCATTACATTGCAATTCTGTGATTTTTGCTGGGTAATCATATATATGCGACCATTTATGTAGTTCTATCTCACCTTTATCAATCAATGAGGCTAGAGCTAGTGGTGCTGCGCCTAAGAATACCCATTGATACTTGTTTCTAGTTTTTATAATACTTTCTAAAACATGAGTCATATCATCCGGCCTCCGGCCACTGGTTCTATTATCAAAATGAGCATGGCTCCCAGGATATAAAATTCTAGGTTTTTTTCTAGACCTATCGAACAATCGGCTTATTATTTTTTGATCGTAATAACGATCAATCCACCACCGGGGCATATAATTAGGTATAACTGCTATGTTTTGTTGAGATGTTTTCTCTTTATAATAGTCTCTCAAATAATCACAAGTAACTGTCATTTCATCTGCTAATTCCATACATGCTTGAGCTGTTTGTCTGATTTCATCTGAAGCAAAATGTTTTCTAAACTGATTATATTCCGGTATATCTTCTATAAAACATAGATCATCTATTTCATACACTAAACGACAACCTATCTTCTCTTTCAAATATTGCATGAATAGATATTGAGAGCCCGTGGCTTGTCTTTGTAGTCTAACTGTATTTACCCCATGATAATATTTCTCATCTGTTACCATAACAGTTGTACTTTGTACAATACATTTCCTGTATGCATTCAAAGCATGTTCCGGCCATACCATTCTCCAATGTCCACAGCCTGTATAATCTGCATTATAGTTTATAAATCTAGGCATTTGTGACTCAACAGTTCTGTTACTCTCTGGAGTTACTTGCTTTTTTACTGGTTGCCCGAATGGCATTGGTGGTTGTAATGGGTTGACAAACATATTATAAATCTACTGGGTTATATTTACCTTTTGTTGTGATGCCGTTCTCTTTCTGTAGAAACACCACATCACCTGGTATTTCGGTTTTTGTTGCAAAGTTAATACTTTCCTTTCTATGTGAAATTACATACATACACTCATTGTACTTTTCTAGTCTTTCTCTCAAAATATCTACAACAAGCTCGACTCCTTTCTCATCTAAGCTACTATCGAATAGTTCATCATACATACTCACATTGAAGCTTACATCACCTTGCAATCTGCGTATATCCATAAATGTGAATAAACATGCAAGATCAATATTTTTTCTTTCCGCTCCGCTGAAGTTGAAATAGCTACAAATTTTACCTTTATCGTCAACAATCTGTTCTTCAAAATATTCATTAAAAAACATAACACAATTGCTATCCATCCGTTTCAAGTAGTATGATAATTTATTGTTTAATAATTGTAATATCTTTTTAACAATATATGACTTAACACCTTCTTCAGATACTACAAACTTTACAACATCGAGTTTTTTCATATGGTTTTTTATTTGCTGAATGTTTGTTTTAATTTTTTTCTCTCTAGTTTGTGATTCTTCTATCAATGTATCGAATTGTGTTCGTTGATCATTAAGCTCTATTATATCTTGCTTAAGTTCCTGTTGCCAGCTTATGAGCTGATCCAATCTATTTTGTAGATTGTCAATATTTTGCTTTGACAATTTCCATTTGTTTTTTTGCTCTATTTTACTTTCATATTTATTTTTTAATAACTCTCTAACAGCTAGTGCATCTTTTAGTTTTATATTTTTTTCAGCAATTTGGTTTTCTAAATTTGATATTTGTTTGGTTATTTTTTCTTGCTCATCTTTCAGATGGTTTTTATCATCCTTGTCAATCTTTCGTAAGCAAGTAGGGCATACAGGTTGGTCTATATTGAGTTTATTGTACTGTTTATTTAAAACAGATATTTTTGCAGTATTTTGAGATATAGAGTCATTAATTGTGCTTATGTTTCTATCACATTTGTTCATTCTAGATTTTATTTCATCTATGATAATATCGACATCTGATATGTTAATATCATTTATTTTATTGAGCTGTGTTTTTATTTTTACAATCTCAGCATCATTATCTACTTGTCGTATTTTATACTTTTCAATTTTGTTTGATCTACCAGTATTGTATATATTTTTTTGTTCAATATAATTGTTAAGTGAGTGCTCAACTTCATCATACACGGTACATTCGGTTTCCAATTCTCGACGGACATCGTTATAATCAGATCTGAGCTTAGCTATCATATGACTGAATATCTCTAGATTTAAAATACCTTCAATAAATTTTCTTTTATCTAGCTTCTTTTTACCCATGAAAGGTATTGTGCTGTTCAATGTCATTATAACACAATTTTGAAAAACGTCTTCAGATGTTAATATTAAATCATTTATATAATCAGTTGTGTTTGTTATAGAATCTCTAGTAATATCTACATCATCTTTGAAAATATAACATTTACTTGGGTCTAATAATCTGACAATCTTATATTCGTTAGTGGTTTGTTCATCCTTTACTGACATAGTCAGACTGACTTCACATTTACCTGTTGTTAGATTGTTTGTTATAAAATCTTTTTTCAATTCCCGGATTGTATTTCCATACAATACAAAATATAATGCATCTGCAATAGTACTTTTACCAACTCCATTCCTTCTATCTACTTTGTCTCTGTTTATACCAGTAATGATATGTAGACCAGGGGAGAAATCAATTATTACAGGTTCGTTACCAACCGATAAAAAATTTCTAATTGATAATTTTTTAAAATTAATATGCTTCATTACTTACACTGTTTGTATAAATTAGTCGTATAATCAATAATAGTATCTTTATTTTCAACGTCAAGTAAATTAACGAACTCTTTAATAGCAGATTCTATACTTACACCGGATAAATCTGTGTCATTAGAATCTTCCATACCAAATTTGTTAAAATTTATTGTATAATCTGTTGTTATAACTAGAGGTTTAAAGGAATTGAATAGTTTGAGTAGTTTATCAATTTCATCCGGTGCGATGTTTCTATCCACTATGAATCTAACTATATTATTTTTAATGGTATTTTTAATCGTTTCATCAACGTCACCATGTTCTACTAATTTAGAAAGGTACAACTTCTGATGTGTGGGTGAGATATTATTTGGTTTAAATGTATAACTTGAATTTTTTAAATTTAAAATATAATAACCTTTTTGAGATCCGGTGTCCCCGAAATCCATTTGATATGGGTTACCTAGATATATAATTTTACCTTGTTTATAATCTCTTTCATCTCTTGTATGAAAATGTCCAGTAATAACTAGCTTACTTTTATCAAGTAGTTGAGTTGGTTGTAGACCGTGGGTACATATTTTTGTATGATTTAGTTTAAAATTTTGTATTTCAAAATGACCAAACGTGATGTCTGTGTTTGGGATTTTATTAGCTGGAATACCCCAGGGTACAAATGACATTGTTGTTCCATACTGCTCGTGTTCAAATATATCATTATCTACTATGTGTATATTCTCCCAGCCAGATAATATCGATAATGAATTTATATCAGACCTATCCTTATAATATGCATCGTGGTTACCTACGAGCATGATTATATTAAATTTTTTAAATTTGTTTAACAAATTGGTTACATAGTGTATTGTATTTACCGCGATTTCATCTCGGTAGTGAAATAAATCACCACACATAATAATATCTTTAACACCTTGTGCTTCTAATTGTTCAATCAACCAATCTGCCCATTCTGTGCATATATCCAACCACATCTGACTGTTTTGATGTACTCCGATATGTACATCAGATATACAGCAGACCTTGTGGTTTTTAAAATAAAAGTTATTATTCATCATCGTCAGTATGGTCACTGACATAAACTTGTGCATTTCCACCCTCTGCACCATCATTTAACATTTCTTGATAGACTTGCTCTTGATAATCATTGATGGCTTCACGTTGTCTTTTTTCCTTTTTAATTCTGTTTATAAATGCGTGAAAAGCGATTGTTGTAAAGTATCCAAATGGGTTGTCACGATTTTCTAAATCAAATTTTTTATGTTCAAGAGCTTGTACCATCTTCAAGATTGCATCCCCAACCATCTCTTCCTTATAAGTATAGTTTATAAAGTTTGGTGCATAAGATAGCCCTTCAGCGATCTTTTTTATGTATATCGCTAGTTGTTCGCTAATTACATCTGATTTATAATATACACGTAACTCCTCAAGAAACTCTTTCTGGTTTACATATGTATTTGTAGATTTTCTACTACCCCGTTTCTTTTTTAGTTTCGGTGGTTTTTGAGATTTTGTATCGGATTTTTTCATTATTGTAAAGTTGTTTTCTCTTCGCGGCGTGTTTAACACCATATTTTAAGTTGTCTGCGAGATCTATAATTATAAGATTTTTTTCACCTTGATGCAAGCGCAAGCCTCTTCCAATAGACTGTATGATTTTTATTTTAGCTTTACCACCTCCGGCGAAGACAATGTAGTGTAAATTTTTTATATTGATACCTGTAGAAAATATCTTGGATATAGCCACAACTGTAACGTCATTATTCTTTTCCATCAACCCTCGTATATATTCTCTATCTTCAATATCTACATCTCCCTTGATATAGTATATTTGTTTGTTATCTGTATTATTAACTGTTAATTTATCATAAATTGTTTGCCCATGTTCAATATAATCTACCATTATGAGGCAGTTGTTTTTTAAAGGTTTGCATATTTTTTCTATAACTGATGTTCTGAAGGCATTTTTTGATATAAATTGTAATTCTTTTCTATATTGTTGTGACGGATCGGATGCTTTTTCGGGTTTAGATAGGTAATCAATCTCTACAATTTGTACAGACACTTTTCCTATGTATTCTTCGTCTCTCAATTGTTTACTATTCTTTTCATACACTTTCGGACCAATTGTACCGTATATATTCCATTGGTCTAGTTGATCATCTGGCATGGTTCCAGTCAAACCATATTTGTTAGGGGTGTTTATTTTTTTGATTAACTTGCTAATCTTGTTATTTTTACGAAGCATATGAACTTCATCTACTATCAATAGGTCAGTATCTGTAATGTATTCAATATTTGTATTGTCACTTTGTAATATACCTGTATTGGCAATGATAACGTTTGCATCAAGTTCAGGTGTATCATTACCAGTCCATTTGGTGAATGTAAATGACACATTATAGTCTTGAAAGTCTTTATATGATTGATGTACTAGATTTAATGTAGGTACAACAACAAGACATTTGAATGTGTTCAGATTGTCCGGTATTTTTTTGAAGATCGATTCTATGAGGCATGCCATTGTTAACGTCTTACCACCGGCAGTGGCTAGTACAACAACCCCTCTACCGAACTTTAAGCATTTGTGTACGATTTCTTTTTGATAGTCTCTCAAATCTAAACTCAAACTAGCTAGATCAGTAATTTCGTATTGCGGTAATATGACTTTAGTCATGCCAGGAGCAACGGATATCTCGTGTGTTGGGTATTCGTCTTTGAGAAATTTACGTATATTAAAGTATAGACCTGGTAGGAATCTACCAGTCTGTGTTATTGCGTAATGTCTCTTCGGAGTGAATCGAGCGTAACGTCTCTGGAATCTAGCTTGTGCGTTCTCAACAGAAAAGTGTTCACGTACATGGTTTAACACATCCATGTCACATTTTATTATACATGTTGAATTGTTGTTGTCTAATCCAAAATATATTTTATTGTCTGTGGTCATGTTATCTCTAGCTTCATAACCTCTATCAAATTCTTAAGATCATATGTCATGCTAGATAGAATCCTCTCCGCCTTTTCTAGTAACTCAACAACAACCTTTGTATCGTCAATTTGTGACACGATGTCTATCATTGACTCATGATTATCAGCTGCTTTGTCTGCTGCTGGTTTTGAGACTTTATAAGCAGATGTTTCTTGAATCTTTCTACCTATTCTATTTCTCAATTCAGTTTTTTTAGCATATAATATATTGAGTTGTTGTTTCTGTCTCATTAACCTACCAACCCACTTGTGTTTATATGCCGGTAATTTCATCTGCACATCTCGAATATTGAACTGGTCAATTTTTACATCTTTTTCTAGTTCCACTATATATTCTTCAAGTAAGCTCATAAATAAACATATATTATAACATATTCTCAACCGGAAATCAATATGAACAATTTCGAAAAACTTTTTTATAAACATCTGTTGAGTGAATTCAACACGAGTGGCGCGTTTGGGGCTAGTCCAGAAATTGGTAGTCATGGTGGAGCTGTACCAGGGGGATCGGATTGGTATGGTAGTGATAATGCTATGATGCCTAATATTTTAGGTGCGGAGAAAAAACCGGCTAGTAAGAAGAAGAAAAAGAAGAAGAACAAAAAGAAGGTTTTACATCAACGTAGAAATTTAAAAAATACATTGTAAATATATTGATGCCAAGTGCTAGTAAGAGTAAAGGTAACAGAGGAGAGCGTGAGGTAGCTGATAAGCTTACTGAGTATTTTGGTTTGAATTTTGAAAGAGTGCCTAACAGTGGTGCATTTGTAGGTGGTAAAAACTCGTCTAGAATTGACAGACTAACTAAAAGTCAACAACTATTAACTGAAGGGGACTTGATTGTACCAGAGGAATTGTATAACATGAAGATTGAATGTAAATCATACAAGAAGTTCTCATGGTTTCAACTTTTCTCATCATCAAAACAATTGGATGATTGGATATCTCAGGCAGAGGATACAAAAAAGTTATGGTTTTTAACTTTCAAAATTAGTTATTGTGGTACATGTGTGGTGTTTTCCAGTGATAGGTTTGATGATTTTAAGATTCCGAACAGCTTCAACCTATATAAGGAGAAGTACATCATATGTGAGTTTCACGACTTTTTTAAGAAAAATACAAAAAATATCTTGCAAGTGTGCGAAACTTGGTTATAATATAAAAGCCATGCCGAATAAAACCGTTATAGACCGGTATAATATAATACTAGTTAATTATGATCATATCTGGAGGAAAACGGAAGTCGATATTATTAATGATCTAGACATGTTAGGTTATTTACGCGGAGGTAAATTGAAAACGTTTTCACGTGACATAAAACCATGTGTTACTCATCATTTGATCACGGCTATATGTGATAACATAATTAACATGAGGTTGAGAGTCGAGCGAGTCGTTTACTGTACGGAGAATCCGATCGGAATTCTTGATCAATGGTTCGAAAAACCAGATGTATATAGACGTTATGTTGCTGGTGTTCGTAAGAAATTGAGTAAAATACTCAAGGTGAACATGATCAATATCGATACAGATTTTGTTGAATTTTCAGATTGCTTGCGACGAGGTGATGGTAGTTGTGTAGACTTGATAACACCTTGTCTGACTCAATTTGACAATGTCAATTTGCATGAATTGTATCGAATGGTTACCAACCTGGGTTTGAAACATATCAAAAACAAATTCTTCTCTGACCAGGAATACAAAAAGGTCTTGCTGTAACCTGTTATTTAACGTATTATTGTATAAATAATGATGATATGAACAAGTTTGAACAAATCATAGAAGACCAATACAAGCGCCTAGGCATAGTGTTCGAGAATGACGACATGGAATCTGACAACGAGGATCAAAAGAAAGAATTGACAAAAGCTCGTGAAGAAACTGATGCTGCAGAAGACACTGCTCATGATGCTAAGCTGACTTCTCACAAGTCAAGACAAAATCTTGCGACAGCTGAAAAAGATCATGCCGATCAAACAACAGCTGACAGTAACAACAAG